CTGCGGACCAGAGGTTGCTAACATCCTTGAGTTCACCAGTGGTTTCCGCGCAAGCGTTACCGCCGATGACAACAAGGGCGACATCGGTGCTGTGAACGTTGGTTCACTCTCGAAGAAGTTCGAGCTTTACGTTGATCCATACTTCCCACGTAACGTGGTTCTGGTTGGACGTAAGGGTAGCAGCTTCCTTGAGAGCGGATATGTTTACGCTCCATATGTCCCGCTGCAAGTCACGCCTACCATTTTTGGCGAAGATGACTTCACTCCCCGCAAGGGCGTGATGACTCGCTACGCCAAGCAGATGGTTAAGCCTGACATGTATGGTCTGGTTGTTGTTCGCGGACTTCTTGGTGAGGCTGGTGCAACTAGCTAATCCATAAAGTCTTAGACTTTTAAATAAGATCCCGTCATTGAGCAATCTTTGGCGGGATTTTTTTTTGCTTTGAACGGAACTTTTAGTAAAGTTCGATACTATTTATAAAGACGAACATAGGCGTGAGCCTTTTATATTTTTCAATCACAGGAGATAAACAAAATGCCAAGATTAGGATTAGCAAGATTAGAGGCTTTACTCGAAGGTCTGGATTCACGAGAAGTGGATTTTGGCGAAACCACATTTACAGGAACTGGTCTTAAGAAGATGGGATATGTCGATAACTCGGCAGCCTTTGTTCAGAACGCGGACTCTGTTGTGTCATGGACACAGCCAGCAAACACGATCATTACTGACATTTCGTTGATTTGCACGGTTGCACCTGAGACCGCCGCAAGTGCGGATTTGGGATTTGAGGTCGGCACTTCAAGCTCCGGAGCACAGATTGTTGCCACTCAGTCTGATGAGATCATCGACGCCGCCGCAGACGGAACCGACCTTGCGGTTGGTGGTTTTGTGCAATGCACCATGGTAAGAATTACGACCGATGACACAACTTTGGCAGCAGACCCTTCTTACAGTTCCGCTGCACGAACTCTGTATTTCAATACCACCTGCTCAGACCACGCCGTCACCACGGCTGGAACAGTGAGATGGCTGATTGAATACATGCACGTCGCTTAATAGACAAGCAAATATAAGCTCTATGATGAAGCCCCCTTCTGTTTGGTCGGGGGCTTTTTCTTTAAATTGTCTACCAATAGGGTATAATAATATTTAACACAAGGAGTCATTATGGCTTGCAAGAACAAAGACGAGACAGACAGTTTAAAGGCAAGAATTAATATTTTAGAGCAGCAGGTTGAAGAGTTGCAGCTTACATACAGAATGATTAAGGAAAAACAGCGCGACATTTTGGGCGCTGTCATTGAATATATTAAAGAAAATGAAAATGCCGAGTAGGCTGAGGATTTTTCTCGCATTAGAGACTATTTATGATAGGTCGAAATAATTCGATAGGAGATATTATATTATGGGTAAGAAGAAACGCCGAATGTTAAAAAATAAATTTTCAAGCAAGTTCGCTTATTTCTGGCGAGGCAAAGAGGCTCCCGCAGAGGACGCGGCACCTGTTGAAGCTGCTCCTGCCGAGGAATTGCCAAAGGCTGCTCCCGAAGCAGCGGAGCCTGAAGCGGCTAAACCAGCATCCAAGCCTGCAAAGAAAGCCCCAGCCAAAAAGTCGAGGAAGAGCAAGCTCGGCGATGCTTAAAGATGTCCTTCTAACTATTTATAGTTATAGGAGGACCGTCTCATGGCATTACCAACTCTAAGTCCCGCTAGTAATTCATCTGTATCTAAGTTGCCCGTAACGGGCACTGCTGGCGATGTAGCCGCCGCGCTCCCTTATGGCGTATATTCGTCTTCAACTGACTTCCTTTCAGGAGCAGCACAGCAGGTTGCATACGTTTATAAAAAATTAGGCGGCGACGTGTTGGACATCGAGATTAAAGCCGACAGTGTTTACGCTGCTTATGAAGAGGCGTGTCTAGAATACTCTTATATTACGAATATCCATCAGGGCAAGAATGTTTTGTCAAATGTTCTGGGAGCTACAACCGGGAGTTTTGATCACAAAGGCGAGCTTAAAACTGGGACAGACATTTCTGACAAATATCCTCGGTTTACTTTTGATTATTCCCGTAGGTTCGCAGAGGCGGCTTCTACTGAGGCTGGCATCGGTGGCTCTGTGCCCATCTATTCGGCATCATTCAGCCCTGTAAAAGACCAGCAAGACTATGATCTTCAAAGTATCATTCAAGACTCTTCATCGGTCGCTACAAACGATTTTTATCAAAAGGTTGAAAATAATAAGATCGTGATTACATCGGTTTTTTATAAAACGACCATGGCGATGTGGAGATATTACGGATATTACGGCGGCTTAAATGTTGTTGGCAATTTGGGGACTTATGGACAATACGCTGATGAGTCTACATACGAGGTGATCCCAGTCTGGCAGAACAAACTTCAAGCCATGGCTTATGAGGACGCCCTAACTACGAGAACGTCTCACTATAATTATGAAATTATAAATAATAAGATAAGGATCTTTCCGGCACCAACCTCTGACACTCCAGACGAGATGTGGATTAAGTTTATGGTCCCGAGAGATCCATGGGAAGAAGACTCGACCAGAAAAATGGGAATTTCAGGTGTCAACAATTTGAACACCGTTCCATTTGCAAATGTTAAATACGAGACGATTAATAGTATTGGAAAGCAGTGGATCCGGAGATTCTGTTTGGCGCTCTGCAAGGAAACACTGGGTCAGATTAGAGGTAAGTTTGCTTCGCTACCTATACCGGGAAGCGACGTTCAACTGAATGGTTCCGATTTGCTTACACAAGCAAAAGAAGAACAGCAGATGCTTCGAGATGAATTAAAAGAGGTGCTTGATACGCTTACATATGACAAATTAACTGAAAGCGAGGCAACCATGGTAGAGAATAATGTAAAAATTCAAAGCCATATTCCAGTTAATATTTTTACGGGGTAAAATAAATGGCTCATTCTGATGAAAACAAATGGACACAGCCATCCAATCCTCCTCCTCCGTTGTTTACGGGCAAAAAGGAAAAGGATCTGGTTAAGCAGGTCAATGATGAATTAATAGAGAGAGTCGTCGGACAAACGGTGGCTTATTACCCTATTAGCACAAAGCACACCAATTTTCATTCGGTTTACGGCGAGGCAATAAATAAAACTTTTTTGCCGCCAATCCGAGTTTATGCGTTAGTGGAAGGTCCAGAGTCCGAAACAACAACCACAAGATATGGTGCAGATAAGGTCAGCAAGATCACAGTCCATTTTCACAAAAGAAGACTACAGGAAGATCAAGACTTATTTGTTCGGGTTGGTGACTTTGTTTTGTATGGCGATAAAATGTATGAAATTGTAAAGACAGCAGGCAGCGGCTCCAAGATATTCGGAGATGTTGAGACAACGATGGAAATAGCTGCTACTTGTGTCCAATCAAGGGAGGGAACGTTCGATGGCGCGTAGCGATGGCGATATACATGAGCATGATTATACTGTGCCCCCCTCTACTTTAGAGACAATTGATGAAGCTGTGGTGAAATATATTAAAGACACCATGTCCCTCTTCTCGACCACAAACAAGGGCTGGAAAAAAGTTCCTGTTATTTGGGTTGCACACGAAAGGACTCATCAAAGAAAAAAAAATAAAGAACTAAGAGACGACCATGGCGCTCTAATTTTACCTTTGATCACAATTGAGAGGGTTGCTCTAAGGAAAGACCCCATCCGAAAGGGGGGCATGGGCGTCCATGTTCCGAAAATTAGAGATGCGATGCAAAATCAATTTACTGTAGGGAGAGTGATAAACCAAAAGAGAACCAGCGACCATGAAAAAGCTCGAAGGTTTAAAAAACATGGAAATATAAACGCTCCTGATGTTGGTCGCGCAGATCGTAACAAGAGAGAGCGCGACGATTCAAAGAAAAATGTCGTTTATGATTATATTTCGATTCCGCTGCCTGTCTATGTGGATTCCACTTATAAAATTTCTATAAGGACGGGATATCAACAACAGCAAAATGAAATCCTTACTCCGTTCCTGACCAGATCTGGACAAAAAAATGATTTTAAGATTAAAGGTGAAAACCATCACTATGTCGCCCACTTTGAAGCCGACATTACTAAGAACAACAACGTCAGCGACATGCAAGAAGGCGAAAGAGTTTATGAATGTGAGGTTTCGTTGATTGTTAATGGATATCTAATTGGTGATGGTCCGAATCAGGATCAACCCAAGGTGGTTCGCCGCATGGGCGCAACAAAAATTCATTATGGTCGCGAGAGGAGTATTCTCGGGGATATTAATGAGTGGATGGAAGATGATGATCACCGAGGAAAATTAAGAGAACAGCTTCTCGAAAAAGATCGAGAATCTTAGATTAAAAAGAATTAAGCTGATATTACTTTTGGGTCAACACAATACTATTTATATCAGTAACAAGTGCCCAAAGGCGCTGAATAAGCAACCCAAGCGTATTGTATATTGTAGGAGAAAAAAAACATGGCTGACGATAGACAATTTAAGTTCGTATCACCGGGGATCTTTGTCAATGAGATTGACAACTCCCAACCACCCGGCTTGCCCGCCGCAATTGGACCAGTAATTATTGGTCGCTTTGAAAGAGGTCCGTCCCTCAGACCCGTCAAGGTTCACACCTTTGCTCAATTTGTTGAGCAATTTGGTAATCCTATTCCGGGTAAAGTTGGTGGGGATGTCTGGCGAGATAGCAATAAGATTGCCCCAACTTACGCCGCATATGCCGCGCAAGCATGGCTCAGAAGCACGCCTGCCGCAACGATTGTTCGACTTCTTGGTCGTTCACACAACGATGCGAGCGCAGGACACCCATCCGAAGCTGGATGGAAGGTCGAAGCATCTGGAAAACAAATTAGCGCAACTCAGGGCACCAATGCTGGTGCATATGGTTTGTTCGTTTGTCAGTCCGGCTCTGCTGCTGCTGAAGTTTCGGGAACGTTGGCTGCTGTGTTCTACCTCAAAGAAGGCTCAATCGAACTTTCAGGAACCACCCATGCCGGAAGTGCTCTTACTGGAGCCGCTGTTGCCGTCCGAAATGTGGCAGAAGGACACGGCTTCCGTGTTCTCCTTAGAAATGGCGCAGGAACTTTGGTTGAGGATGTTATTGTAAACTTTGATGTTGATAATAAGCGATACATCAGAGAGCGCCTAAACACCAATCCTACTTTGCTTAACTCTAATGTTTCAACGGATGCGAAGACTTACTTCTTGGGTGAAACCTTTGAAAGAAACCTTGTTGATGTTGTTGGAACTTCTAACGCTGCATATTCTGACGGTGTCGGCGGTAGTTACGCTTTCGTTATGGCACTACAGGCAAAGTCGGATGACTTATCCGCTGATTTGCCCCTTGGTAACAACCTGCGTAACACGCAGCCAGCCCGTTCTGGCTGGGTCATTGCTCAGGATTTGACTTCAAATACTGATGGGTTCGCGGCAAGAGACCAACAAAAACTTTTCCGACTTGAATCACTCGATGACGGAGAGTGGGGTCAGAATAACTTGAAAATTTCCATCGAAGATATTAAGAGATCAACAAACAAGAGCGACCCTTATGGTTCCTTTACGGTTTCTATCCGTAGGTTGAACGACAAAGATGGCGCACCTGTTTACGTCGAAAGATTCTCGGGTTGCTCTCTTAATCCAAATTCTCCAAACTACATCGCCAAGAAGATTGGTGACCAATATTATGATTGGAGCGAAACAGAGCGCCGCTGGGCTGTGAAGGGGAATTACCCCGCAGCCTCTCGCTTCGTTCGCGTAAAGATGAATGCAGATGTTGATGATGGTGCAACCGATCCTAAGTTGCTTCCGTTCGGCTTCATCGGCGCTCCGCGACTTCTTGGATTCTCTTTGAACCATGCCGCATCCGCTTGTGGGATTAACTACTTCCGGACCAATTCAGGCGCAGATGACTTTAAGATGGTTGTCGGCAACGCTGGCATTCCGCATTCACAGGGTGACGCCAATGAGGCTATTAAAACTACGGGCGGCGCTGCAAAAATGCACATCGTGTTCCCGAAACACGCGCTTCGAGAGGAGTCCAAAGATGTTTCCCTGTCAGACCCAACAAAAACTTACTGGGGTCTGGACACATCTAGAAAGAAGGTCACTGACGGCACGTTTACTAAGGAGTTTGATCAGTCGAACAAAGACTTGGCTCACGCCTTTGCTGCTGCATCAGGAGATATTATCTACTCTTACGCGCCCAACGGCGTCGATGCAGCAGATAACACCGATGTGTCTGCCAACCAGCCTGATGCTGAGGCAACGGACATCTTGGCTCGGGCTAACGATAGCACCGCTGTCGGCGGAAATAATGCTCAGGAGCAGACTTCTGATGTCTTCACCCTTGATGACCTCAAGGCAAATGGCACCACTCACTGCACTTGGCAGCAGGGTTCCCGCCGAGCAGGAACTTCTTACACCGCTACGGCTAAATCTTATGAAGAAGTTCTTGATAAAGGATTTGATAGATTCACGATGCCTCTTTTCGGAGGCGCTGATGGTCTTGATAAACTTGAGCAAGAGCCTTTCCGTAACAGTAGCGTGACCAATAGTATTTCAGCTAATGCGCCCCTTAGTGGTCGCACCGAGCTTACTAGCTACGCTTTCAACTCTGTTAAGATGGCTGTTGATTCTTGTGCTGACCCTGATGTTCTTGAGGGTAATGCAATGGTTATGCCGGGTATCACTAACCCGGACCTTACGGACCACTTGCTTGAGGTTTGCGAAGGTCGAGCCGATATGCTCGCCATCATGGATCTTGAGGGTGGATACGTTCCAAGCACTGAGGGTCTCTCCGAGTCTCTAGGTAGTGTTACCGACACGGTTAACAACTTGAGAGGAAGAGGCATTAACAGCAGCTACGGTTGCGCTTACTTCCCATGGGTCCAGATTCAGGATACAGTAAACAACGCTACGCTGTGGGCACCGCCCTCAATCGCAGCACTTGGAGTATTCTCAAGCACGGATCGTGACGAAGAGCTTTGGTTTGCCCCTGCTGGTTTCACCCGAGGTGGTCTATCTGAAAATGCCGCAGCCGGTATCCCGGTTGTTGGTGTTCGACAGAGACTTAACTCGAAAGAAAGAGATAAACTTTATGAGGCAAACATTAACCCGATTGCCCAATTCCCCGCAGAAGGTATTGTAATCTTCGGTCAGAAGACCTTGCAGGTTACTCCTTCGGCACTTGATCGAATTAACGTTCGACGACTCATGATTTTCCTTAAGCGGGAAATCTCCAAACTTGCTGCGACAACACTGTTCGACCAGAATGTTAAAGCTACTTGGAATAGATTCAAGGGACCAGCAGAGCTTCTGTTGGCTTCCGTGAAGGCTCGATACGGTCTGTCGGCTTACAAGTTGGTTCTTGATGAATCAACTACCACGCCAGAACTAATTGAGCGGAACATTATGTATGCGAAGGTTCTCCTTGCGCCACAGAAGGCTATTGAGTTTATTGCTCTCGACTTTGTGATTACGCGCTCTGGTGCTTCATTCGCCGACTAATAAAAAAATAGGTTTGGGGAGGAAATAATATCCTCCTCGACCTATTTATAATAACCATCATGTTGTATAACACATAGGAGACTTAGCACAATGTCAAATGGAGCCCATTTTTGGAGTGATAATATTAGTGAGCCTAAGAGGGCTTATAACTGGGTTATGGTTTTTGCCGGTGTCCCACAGTGGATGCTAAAGACAGCAACCAAGCCAAACTTTACAATTACGGAGAGTTCTACTAGCTTTCTGGGACACACTTTCTATCATCCCGGTCGCGTTGAGTGGCAGGCTATTGATGTGACCCTCGGAGATCCTGTCCAACCAGACGCTGCTGCTACTATGATGAACATGCTCCGCCAGATGGGGTATGACTATCCCGATGGCTTAGATTATGGAAATGGTCAGGGCAATTTGGGACCAACCGGCATTAGCAAGAAGCGTGCAGTTCAAGCCATGGGCGAGACAAAGATTACGCAACTTGACGCTGATGGTGGCGCTCTTGAAGAGTGGAAGCTGGTTAATCCTTTCATTACAAAGGCAGAGTTCGGATCTTTGGATTACTCCTCGGACGAGATGGTTGACGTGTCGATTACAATTCGTTACGACTACGCCATCATGACAGAGGTGAACTCAAGACACCGCATCGCTGGCGGATTTAACCGCGCTCCTCAGCCTCGACCCAACGGAAAGGGCGGCGGCGTCATCTAAATAAAGCTATAAAAAACCTTTAAAAAAAATCTTATTATGGTATAGTTATAATACAAGGCTTGAAAGCCTAATTATCCAACGACTGTGATAAGATTTTTTTTATTAGACACACAATAAGAGGTTTATATGAGTAGCAGAAACTTGGACCGAACCACTGGCTTGCCAAAGGACGGTCCCGACTTGAAGGATGGCGGCGGCGCAGCAGCAGCCGTCGCGGCAACAGCCGCAGCAACAACACCCCCTCCCCCTAGCGCACCAACAGCAGGCACTCCACCAATGTCAGGCGGCGACCCGTTGTTGAGTTTTGCACGACCCACAGAGTGGGTTGACCTCCCCTCAAAGGGGAAGTATTACCCGCAGGGGCATCCATGGCATAATACCGAAAAGGTGGAAATTAAATTTATGACCGCTAAGGAAGAGGATATTCTCGCTTCGCGAAGCCTTCTCCAGAAGGGTATCGCCATCGATAGGATGTTGCAGAGTGTATGTGTTGACCGTGTTGACATGAAGAGCCTTCTAATCGGCGATAAGAATGCGCTTATGATTGCAGCAAGAGTAACTGGTTATGGCGATAAATATCCCGTGAGTTATACTTGTCCTCATTGTCGTGAAGTCTCAGAGTTGGAGTTTGATCTAAACACTTTTAAGATTCATGAACCCAAGAAAGAATTTGTAGAGAAGTATTCTGTTAAGATGAACGATAATGGATACTATATTACACTACCAAACACAAAAGTTACGGCGAATGTTCGGTTCTTAAATGGTGCGGATGAAGAAAAGCTAGAGAAGTTGACAGCTAATAAGAAGAAGGCAAACTTGGGCGAAAGCCGAATGATTGACCAATTCCGGCTTATGATTGTGGACTTGAACGGAAACACCGACCGTGCTGTAATCGCTAATTTTACCGAGAACATGCCCGCTAACGATTCCAGAATTTTAAGAAAGTCTTTCTTGGAGATTAGACCAGACTTGGACACTAGTTTTAATTTTGTATGCCCAGCCTGCTACCAAGATAGTGAGGGGGATATGCCGCTTACGGCGGGCTTTTTTTGGCCTGACGAGTGATTATATTGAGCACATGTATGAACAATTCTTTTTGCTCAAATATCATGGCGGCTGGAGTTTCATAGAGGCTTATAACTTGCCTACTAAAGTAAGAATGTGGTTTTTGGATAGGCTTA